CGCTGCCGCATTACCCTTCCCTGCAAACCTCGGGGCGATGGGGACCGTTGTAGCGGCGACAGCGGGCATCGTTAGTACCATAAGTGGAACAAGCTATTCCGGGGCCTACGATAATGGTGGTGTAATACCACAGGGTAAGGTTGGCCTTGTGGGTGAGTTTGGACCTGAGCTTGTGTCCGGCCCGACTAACGTTAAGAGCAGGCGGGAAACTGCGGAAGCACTACGGGGCGGGGAAAGCGCTGACGCGAATACACAAGCGCAAGAAAAACCACAAACCAACATTCGAATCGTAAACAGCATGGACCCTTCCGTTATGGAAGATTACTTGGGTTCAAGTGCAGGGGAAGAAATAATAATGAACGTTATTAAAAGTAACCCTGAAACTATTCGCGCACTAGGGGGAAGCTAATGCCTAACGTTTGGCCATTCCCACCTCAACGGGCATTAAAAGAAACGATGGAATGGGTTACGGAAGTTCTTCGTTCTCGTTCCGCGGAGCAGAGGTTATGTCTTCGATCGCAGCCAAGGACCACAGTAGCATATGATTATCAACTGCTTCCTCAAGAGATTGAATCTGCTACGCAAATGTCCCGCGAGTGGGGAGCTGAAGAATTTCTAATTCCCTTTTGGCAAGAACTCGATAATGTTGGTGCAATACAAATAGGTGATGACACTATTACCGTTTCAACAACTAATAGACGTTATAAAGAGAATGGTTTTGTTTTTATTATGGGAAGTGATGGGCAATACGAAGTTTTACAAATTCTAACAATAACGGAAAGTGAGATTATATTAAAAGCACCTTTTGTTACATTTGAATTTAGTGGAGCTGTTGTTATGCCCTGCTTCCCTTGCAGGGTAACAAGCCCGTTTAAGTTTAAAAAATATCCAGCGGATTATTTTACAGCGGAAGCTGAATTCATAACCACAGAACCGTTCCCCGTTGCAGCGGTAAACCCTTACCCTGAGTACAAGAACTCTTATGTAGTAACGGATAGACCTATAGCCTCAGGTTCATCCCAGGAAACACACGAAAGAGAATTTAATGATCTGGGTAGTTTATCAGGTCCTTTGTTTTATGCTGAGGCGTTTACTTACGCTGTTTCACAAAGTAACCTCGCATGGAGCTTTAACAATGATTCCGAGTTGTGGGCGTTTCGCAAATGGATGTATATTACTAAAGGCAAGCAAGGCTCTTTTTATTTGCCTCGTTGGACTAGGGATTTTGTATTAAGTTCCACTGCAACCAGTGGCAACACCAGCCTTCTCGTTCTTGCTAATAAATACAAAAACGACACTTTTATTGGAAGCATTTGCATTGTCAAGCACAGCGGGGATCTTGTTTATGCTACTATACTTTCATGGAGCAACCCTCTTTCTGTCGGGGAATGGCAAATGAATTTAGAATCACCTATAGGGGAAGACATTAACCCTGCTGACATAGAAATGATAACCCGGATGCCACAAATGCGTTTTAATTCGGATAGAGTAGAATTTAGTTATGAAGGCGCGGGTGTGGTCAATGTTAAGTTACCAGTTATGGAGGTTCCTTCCTAATGGCTTATAATGACAAGGAAACCTCTGTTGAAAATGGGTCCCCGTTTTTTCTTTATGAGTTTAATACTAATACGTCAAAAGTATATTACTTTACAAGTCACGTTGAAATTATAACATGGGATGAGAAGGAGTGGTTGCCCCTAGCTATTAAGCACAGTGAAATTAAACAAGCAACGGACATGTCAAAGAATTCAACTGCCATTACTATACCATTGAACGGTGAATTCAGTTTGTTATTTAAGGGTTGGTCTCCTGATAATGTAGTGACCGTTAATATAAGAAGGGGTCATTTCGGTGAGTCGGATACTTTAATTTATTGGAAAGGAAGAGTGTCTTCACACTCTGTTAAGCAAGGCACACTTGAACTAAATGTTGAATCCATATTTACGTCGTTGCGAAGTTCTGGTGTTCGCGCAAGGTTTCAAAGAACCTGCAGACACGCACTATACAGCAAAGGGTGCAACGTTGATAAGTCACTGTTTGCAGTGGTTGGCGTACTTCAATCGCTTTCGGGGCTGCAATTAACCATCCCGGAAGCCTCATTGCAAGTAGACGGATGGTTTACTCAGGGGATTATCCAATTTCAGGACGGTTCACTTAGAGCAATAACCTCGCACATTGGCTCAAGCATTAGTATTGGAAGGGCTTCCCGTTATGTATCGGATAACTTTGCAATGTCAGGTTATGGATTAAACTATGGTACCTTTTTTGGTGGAATGCGTGTTACCCTTTATCCGGGTTGTGACAGAACAATGACCACATGTAAGGATAAGTTTAATAACTTAGACAATCATGGCGGGTTTAAATGGATCCCAAACAAAAACCCTATGGCGGGATCATCAATTATATAGGTGAATTATGTGGTGGTACCTTGCGGTTTTTGTGGTAACTTTAGTTCTATCAGCTTCCATGCAACCAAAACCCCAAACTCAACCTCCAAAGGGTTTGGGGGATGTTAAAGCGCCTACGGCGGAGATAGGACGGGAAATCCCTGTTTTGTTTGGGACAAGGGATATTCAAGGCCCCAATGTTGTCTGGTTTGGCCATTTTAGGTCCGTTGCAATTAAGAAGAAGGGCGGTAAAAAATGATTATTTATATGTCACATATAAGAAGATCCGGAATGTGCAGCAAGGGGACAAGGGACTTCTTTAAAAAACATGGCATGAACTGGTGTACCTTTATTAAACAGGGTTTACCCGCTTCAGAATTTGAAAAGACAGGTGACGCCATGGCTCTACATGTGGTGGAGGTGGCCCGTGGGGAAAAGTAAAAAGGTTACTGTCGGTTATAAATACTATCTTGGGATGCACATGATATTATGTCATGGACCCATTGATTTTATAAAATCAATGAGCGTTGACAAGCGAGTTGCCTTTAATAGGAACTCCTCAGGTGGAAGAATTAATATTGACGCGCCTGGGCTTTTTGGTGGGCAAGAAAGAGAAGGTGGGGTTGTTGGACCTGTTGATATTGAAATGGGAGAAATTACCCAAACAAGAAATGATTATTTACAAGAAAGGTTAGGAGAAGACATACCTGCATTTCGGGGTGTTGTTGGGGTTGTTCTTCGACAAGTGTATTTAGGTGTTAACCCATACCTTAAACCCTGGGCGTTTAGAGCCCAGCGCATCTTTGCAACAAGTGAGGGTGAAGCGCAGTGGAACCCCAGTAAAGCAGCAATCTCTTCAGGAAGATCAACTGTTAATTTTTTAAGTGAAACTTTTGATCAGGGATTATCAGGATATCTAGAATATGCGTTTATGACCAACACAGACTCTCGAGCTGGGTTGAATCAATATGAAATATCTGGCGGAGCTTTACTTATAAAAGGAGGGTATGCTTTAAGCTCCACCACATTACACCCCAGTATATATAAAGCTTTGCCACAGGTTGCCCCCTTAAATTTAGTTAGTGCTCGTTTTAAACTTAACAGCCTTGGAGAAAATGATAATGGATCCCTTATTCTTAGGGATTCCGAATTCAACCAAGTTTTTGGTTTTGGTGTGGCTCGTGATAGTGATGTGGATAGTTTGCAAAGACCTAATATTAGCTTTATTGATTCACCTGGATCATTTGGAAATCCCGTGGGTTCTTCAACTGTTACGGTTGGGGTCTGGTATAAGTTCGAGGTTAATTATAATCCAGTAACACTTGGCTTCATCTGTGTCATTACAAGGGAAGACAATGGTACTGTGTTTGGAAGTTTGGAAGTTGAAAATATTACAAGAAATGATATATCTAGTTTGCACTTTGAAAATGATGCTAGCGGTGTTGCTGCCTCAGGGTCTGCATTATTTGATGATGTCACAGTAGTAGCAGGTGACATTCAATACGACATGAATCCAGCCCACATCATTCGAGAGTGTTTATTGAATTCAACTTGGGGGATGGGTTACTTGCAGGGGGATGTAGACGAAACATCCTTTGCTAATTCCGCGTCTACTTTGTTTAATGAAGGAATGGGCATCAGCTTACTATGGGATAAGCAAATGCCAATTGAGGACTTCGTTAATGAAATAATTAGGCATATAGATGCAGCTTTATATGTGGACAGAGTAACCGGAAAGTTTACATTAAGGCTTATTAGGGAGGATTATGTAAAGGACGATTTGCTTGAACTTGGACCAAACAATATACAAAAGGTTTCAAACTACGCAAGAATAGATCCTGGGAATTCCATTAATAGCGTCACGGTAACATATTGGGATTTTGTAACAGGCGAAAATGACACTGTAACAGCGGATGATATTGCACTGATACAATCCTATGGGAGTGTGGTTAACACTACTGTTCAATATCCAGGTTTCACAAATTCAACCCTTGCTTCTCGTGTTGCATTAAGGGATTTGCAATCACTGTCTTTTCCTTTATTAAGTGCAACCATTGAGTGTGATAGAACAGCCTCAAACCTTAATATTGGAGACGCTTTTAAATTTGTTTGGCCGGAGTACCATCCGGGTTTTATAATTATGAGAGTTAACCAAATCTCCTTCGGTGATGGAAAAAAGAACCGAATTAAAATAGTGGCTTCAGAGGATGTCTTTTCTTTACCTGTGCAGGGTATTTCTGCAGTGGAGGACCGTGGTTTTGTTGAACTAGGGGGAGCACCTCAAGTTCCACTAATCCAAATAATAGTAGAGTCACCTTATTATGAATTAGTCCAATTAGTTGGCCAAACTGAAGCTGATCGGTTATTAACTGAAAACGTAGAAATAGGTTATGTCCAGTTTGCAGCTACGCGACCAGATAATGGAATTAACGCAAGCGTGTTCATTGATAGTGGATTAGGGTTTGAAGAGGCAAGCAATCTCGACTTTGCCCCTTACGGAACATTGTCAAGCAACGTTGGCAGACTGGACTCTACGTTTATTATTTCAAATAGTGAGGACCTAGATCAACTTGACCTTGGATCCCACGGACAAGTTGGAAATGAACTGTTTTCAATTACGGGCATAAATCTTGAAACAGGTGAGATGACAGTTAGCAGAGGAATATTAGATACGATACCAGAGGAGCATCTTTTAGGGGCTTCCGTTGTTTTTTGGGATGTCTATTCTGCAACGGATGGAATAGAATATGTTGCAGGGGAAACCATACTTGCAAGGGTGCTTACTAACAGCTCCGCTGGGCAGCTACCCCTGGCAAGTGGAGTAAGTGTTGGGGTTACTATGGACCAACGGGCATTCCGCCCCTACAGGCCCGCAGGGCTTGCTGTAAATGGGGAATATGACCACCCTCCTGGAACTAACATAGAATATCCTGTTAACATAACTTGGGTTAGTAGGAATAGATTACAGGAGACGGCGGGAACCTTTTTAACGTGGACGGGCGGTTCAATTACTCCGGAGAGTGGAACCACTTATAGGATAGTTATTGAATCACTTAATTCTAACTTTGAGGTTGAAGGAACTATAACCACAATTAACCAAGCGGGAATAAGTTATACATTAAATGAGTCTGATATTGTGGAACCTTGGAATCAGAACCCCTTGGTTAAAGTAACAGTCAGCTCATTACGTGATGGGTTATATTCTTTTACTTCACCCAGTGTAATAGTTAACAACCCCTTTAAAGCTCCAAGCAACTTAACCGCTCAATATCTTCCACTCACTGCTCCAGTTATTACATAGAGGTACTTATGGGAATCAGGTTAACTTGGATAGACAACAATGTTACGGAACAAGGCCATAAGGTTTATCGCTCCGATAGCACTATGGATTTAAACAACCTACCATCTCCACTAGTCTCATTAGGCCCAGACATAACAGTCTACGACGATGGTTCTATTGTTGAGGGTCAAGCTTATTATTATATAGTAAGCTCTTTTTCTGGGGGAGTAGAAAAGTTCTCTGCTGAAGTAAGCATTGATACTGAGGACACGGCTTGGGAATCCTCTTCTCTTTTTGCCAATGAGGAACTTGGCGGGTGTTGGAACTTTAATGATGTTACTACTTTGTACCAGAACACTGCGGGAACCACTCAGATTACAAGTGATGGTCAATCCATACTTTACGCAGAGGATGTATCAGGAAATGGAACACCCCTGATAAAACCTTCCAACTCTTCTGCTCTTCTGTTTAGGTCTGCTGCCAATAGTTATGCTGAGGGCAACCCCTCAAGTACAAGCGGATCTGGTGCTAGATTACTTGGGCATGATTTTGAGAGCGTAATTGGTTATCCATTTACCATTATGCTAGGTGGGGGTTTTGATCAA